TTCTTTGCGTTATCACGCTGGGCGGATGGTCCTTAGCGAGGATGGCGATGGATGGCGCGTCAAGATAAAAACCAAGACGGGGAAAGTCTCCTACAGCTTGTCAGCTACTGAGCTTGAGCAAGCAGTACTTGAAGCAGAGCAGCTGTATGCAGATGCACGTTGCATGAACAGTGCTCAGCCGCGTTGCATGAACTGCATACACTGGGAAATAGTTAAAGCCAACTGCAATGTTGGCTGCCCTGAAGGGAGGATGACTGGTGGAACCTTCGCCAAAGACTGCGCCTACTTCTGGCAACATCCCGACTGATGCAATGGACTATGGCGATGGTTTTTACATCACACAAGGTGTAGAACCGATTGGTGAGCCTCGCTATTGCAGCTGCGGCCCTGATGGTCAAAAGCAGTTCTCAAATGATCTTTGGCAGGCTGACATTTACATCCAGCACATGAAACATGCCAAAGCCAACTATTGAGCTTGTGGTCAAGGATGATCGCCCTGTCTGGCTTGTTCAATATGGTGGCATGGCACGTCACTTCCCGGAGTCAAAAGACTGGGCCGCTCAGCAGTTTTTTGAGCTTGTAAGCGCTGCTTATAGCTCCATAGCCGATTCACAGGCATCAAGCTCTGCAATGTGACCTACGGCCTGCTGTAGCAACTTGGCTTGGTGCCAGTTAGTTCGCACCAAAGACACGCACATAGTTCGCAGTGCATCGTCGTCGTCGCAACTTTGAACGTCGCGGACGTTTTTCTCTAGCTCAAGCTCCTCTTCAAGGCTCTGAGTTACGACCATCCAGTCAGCCCAGCCCATAGCCTTGAAGATTCTTCTCAATTCATGCCACAGACGGCATCACTGTCAAGTGTCCGTTGTAATGGCCTGTCTCTGCGTACGAGTGCATGGGAGTGTTTGACATGACATGGAAGACCATCTGACCGATCTTCAGACCGGGATACAACGGCAGCGCATGATGTAGGCGCTCGTTCTTCAATTCGAGCGTCAGCTTGCTTCCGTGCCATCCTGGGTCGCACCAGCCAGCAAGCATGTGACCGTAAAAATCGCGAGCACGGCTTGACTTGAGTACAAATTGACAGCTGATGTCGTTGGGCAAGTTAAACAGCTCAAGTGTCTCAGCCAAGCAAATCTCGCCGGGCTGAAGCATGAACGGCTCATCTTCTGTCCTGTCTGAGATGTCGAGGCGAATCAGTTCAGGGTTATAGATGCTCTCGACCATCAAATGGTCGCCTAAGCGCACGTCAAGGCTGGCTGGGTTGAGCAGGTCTGGATCAAATGGGACGACCATTTGGCTTTTGTTAGCCCTGGCTTTGATCTCCCAGTCACACAGAACCGCCATACGAGCAACGCAAAAACCAATGGTACTTAAATCTCAGTCACTAACCAGAATCACCCAGCCGGTTTTTGGCCCTTCAGCTTGCCAGCGTTGATAAAACGCAGCCTGCCTCACACGGACATTGCGTCCCAGGTGTGGATTGGAATGGCCGCCTTTTTCCATTTCGGGGTAGCCAAGGGGGTCCTGGACGATCCACTCAGGGTCGTTGCTGTTCTTCCCCGCATAGCCGCTGATGACAAGCCAGTGCCCGCACCCCAAGCCATTGCACATCGGTGGCTCGCCGCGAAGCATGTTGCCTGCGCTCAGATAGCCGGCAAGCACAGGACGGCCAGCCTCTAGCTCTCGTTCAACTAAATCAGCGTCACCGTCTTTGCGAAACTCTGCCCGCAAGCCAAGACTGCGCAGTGCTGCCAGCTGTGCTTCTACGGACGTGGTGTCCCCGTACTTGTTGCGGATCTGGTTGTACTCATCATCCGTCTTAACGCGCCGATAAAACGCTGCCACCATTGCAGACGCCGACGAGAAGCACTCCCTATAACCCGTGCCAGTCTTGTTGTCGAGCTGCCGGAAGTAAGGCATGTAGATCTGCTGGTCATAGCCACTCTCCTTCCACGCCTGAAACCAATCAGCCTCGTCTTCCTCCAACAATCGCGCTGGCATTGACTCCTCAAGTTGTTTAATTGCAGCCAGCTGGTGGGGCGTACCACGGAAAAACTGGAAGAACGGCAACAGGGCAAGACCCATGGCCCCTAACAGCAAGGTCACTTGGATAATGCCGGACAAAGCCTATTTTTCAACTCTCGTGTCAGGCAAGAGCAATTCCTTGAGGTGCTTGACGGCCAGGTCGTCTAAGTCGTTGTCAGTGCGATTAACAATCTTTTCAAGCATCGCGACAATCAGCTCTCGGAATGAGCGAGAGCGCCACATGGTCATTACCAAGGGCTTCAGCACTAAAAGCATGAGACTGTTTTGAACAGCATCAATACCTTAGTTCCTATTGCTATGTCCTTCCAGTCGCGCTACTGACTGCTCCAGATTTGCCAGTCGCGCAAAGATTTCTTGATCGCGAGTTCTGATGTCTGCGTGAAGCACATCAAGACGGCTGGCTAGGTTGTCTACAGCGGTTGTGAGGCGAATTAGGGAGTCACGCCCCTGCTGGCTTTGACGGCTCATTCCCGTCAGCCCTGCTGAGGCTACGCCGACAGACGCTCCAGCTACTGCAGCCCAAACTTCAACCACCATTCGACCTCTAGCGTCAAACCATCATGGCAGAAAGCAAGGAAGCGCAAGACCAGGAACAGGAAGACCACAGCAATGGCTGGTTGGGTGACTTTGTCCGCATCACAATCATGCTGTGGGCGATGGCGATTATCACTGCTAATTACGTCGGTTATTTCAAGGGTCAAATCGACGTGACTTTCAGCGCATCACTGCTGAGTTCAACGGCTGCCAGCTATGGATTGACCATGAACAGAACAGGCAAGAAGAAAAAAGATGAAAGCGTTAACCTTGAAAGTAAAAGCACCACTTCCACCACCAAATGAAGCACACACTTTTGGTATTGGGGATTACTTTGCTCGCTGCCCCTGCCCATGCTGACTTGACTCATCGGCTGAGTAGCAGTGTTCAGCTCGATGTGGGCGCTGCTTCAAGCCGTGCAATTCGCGTGGGTAACAGCTACAGCATCAGCGGCAGCGGTGTTGACACCAGCGTCACCGCTGGCGGTACTACTACTAGCGATGCCATTGGTGGGCTTGGAGCAGCCACTAATGGCGTCAATGCCATCACGATTCCAGATTCAACGCAGGCGACTGGTGGGAATGCTTTCAGTTTCGCCAACAGCTACACCCAAGGTGACTTGGTTCCTACCTCAGCCCCAACAGTTGGCGAGGTTCCAGCTTTCGGCGATGTGACTAGCACTGCAGCAGGCACCAATACTGGCTTGGCAGGCACAATCACCACGAACGGGGCAATCACGATTTCTCCAGGCGCAGGAAACACCAGCGCGATTGGACAGGTGATCAGTGAACTGCAAAGTCGCTAGTGCCTTATTGCTGCTGTTGGCATCACCAGCGGTAGCGGTCCCGGTTGTCCCAAATTTCTCTCAGGGGGTCGTTTCAAGCCACACGGAGACAAAGACAATCGTGAAAGAGTCGATTGTTTCGGAGTCACACCGCACTGGCTGGGAATACACAGTCAGTGGCACTGGGGTTGAGCCGAGCAGCGGCATTGTGAGTCCTGCTGCTAGTGGAACAGGCTTAGACCTTGCTAATCGCAGCAACTGGGTGCAGTCGACACCGGGCGCTGCCTTTCAGTTTGCCGAGACCTATCAAGGACCTGGCCTTATCGAGAAAGTAATCATTGACAGAGAGACCATTATTGAAAGCGTGACCGACTCCACCAGCACATTCAGCCAATGAGAGCGACAGCAACTGCGCTGCTACTCGGCTTGATTTACACGGCACCTGCTGCTGCACAAGTCAGTGCGACTGCATCTCCGGTGAGCAATAGCAGTGGCTCAGTGGTTAACCAGGCCGTGCAGGTCACTCCAGGTCAATATCAAAAATTTAGCTTTGGCTCTGGAATTCAGTGTGACGGAGCCACATTGAATATTTCCCCGTTTGTGTCTGGTGTTCACTCTTGGGGTAGGCCTAACAATGAATACTATGAAGAGCCGGTTTACGACACCAGCGACAATTACGGCTTAATTGATCCAGAAACAGGCTTAGACGGACCAGACGGAGTGCCCGACAACCCTGGGAAGGTCCTGTTCATGAAGCCAATGAGGACGGGCTATCGCAGCAATTACAGCAACAACTTCGGGATTACTGCCACTATCTCAGTGCCGCTAGATCGTCGGGCCATAAACATGTGCCTGAAAGCAGCAGAGAAACAGGTCGCTCTTTACGAGCAGAGCCTTGCTGACAAGCGGTTGAACTACGAAATGGGGCGCCTCAAAGCATGTGCTCAGGCGATTCGTGAGGGTTATGGTTTTTCCAGCAACAGCCCGTTCAAGGCCATTTGTGCAGA